AAATAGATGCTGGTAGAGTTAGAAGAAAAAATAGAAAAGCTGAAAAACTTAGAACGAGAGCTGGTGAGCTTAGAGACTCAGCTGCTAATGACCCAAGAAGTAGAAAAAGAGCTGATAGGTTAGAAAGACGAGCTACTAATAAAGAAAAAAGAGCTAAGTTAAAAGAATCACAAGCTGCAAATATAGATGCAGGAAAAGATAAAATGGCTAACGTTACTGATGACAGAACTACAATGCAGGCTTTACGAGGCGGTAAAAATGTTACGTTTGGCGATGAGGGTAGAAAAGGCGATAAGGTTAAGACAGACGCTGTTATAGGCGATGTTGCTCCTGAAAACAAAGCTCCAAAACCAGAGCCAAAACCAGAGCCTAAGCCAGAGAAAAAATCTATAGTTAATGATGAAATGTCGTTTAGCGAAGCTTATAGAGCTCAAAGAAACGCTAATAAGAAAGCTGGCATAGCTCATTACGGAGATAAAGCCGGAGAGTTTACTTGGAGAGGTAGAACATACAACACTGAGTCAGCATCTGAAAAAGCTAAAAGATTAGGAAAGTAGTAGAGCTTTAAATCTACACAAGTTAAATTAAATTAAATCAAATACATTATGGAATACAATTTACCAAGTGAGTTGGTAAAAAACTTAGACTTCGGTGATGACGCTAAGAAGAGAGTTATCGCCGGAGTTAATAAGTTAGCCCAAGCCGTTAAATCTACATTAGGCGCTTCAGGTAAGTGCGTTGTATATGAAGATGGTCGTGGCAAACCGGTCATAACAAAAGACGGTGTAACCGTTGCGGAGAGCGTAGTCTTATATGATCCGGTTGAAAACATGGGTGCAACTCTAATTAAAGAAGCTGCTAGAAATACAGTACGTGATGCTGGTGATGGCACAACAACCGCTACAGTACTTGCTGAAGCATTAATCAAACAAATAGACGCTGCGGTCGCAGAAGGTCTAACAATCAGAGAAATTAAAGAAGGGGTAAACAAAACGCTAGATGAAGTTATTAGCTATTTAAATGATACAGCTATAGACGTCGAAGGTGATATGTTAAAATCTGTTAGCGCTATATCTTGCAATAATGATAAAGAGCTAGGTGCTATAATAGCTGAGGCTTATGATAAAGTTGGCAAGCAAGGCGTTGTGCTAATGGAAGAAAGTGAATCGGAAGACACTTATGTAGACATCGTTGATGGTGTTAAAGTAGAGTGTGGTATAACATCACCTCACTTTATAACTAATACAGAAAAACATACATGTGAGTTAGATAATCCGTTAGTTTTTATTTGTTCTTCTGAAATACCTAATGTGCGTAAAATACAAAACATATTAGAGTTTGTTATAAAGAACAACCGATCTTTACTTATAGTAGCACCAGTCGCGCAACAAGTAAAGTCGGCACTACTAATGAATAAAGTTAAAGGTAATATCAAAGTAAACATTATTGATTTACCAGGCTTTGGTCCTACTAAAAAAGATGCTACAGAAGATTTAGCTATACTAACAGGTGCTACAGTACTTAATGAAGAATTAGGTGATGATTTAGATTTAATGAAGCCTGAACATTTAGGTGAAGCTGAGTTTGCTGTGACAGATGAAAGACATACAGTGTTAACATTAGAAGGTATGACCGAAGGTATTGAAAACAGGATAGACGAGTTACATAAACACTTAGCTGAAGAACAAAATGGCTTTATTAAAAAGAAACTAGAAGACAGATTAGCCATGTTATCAGGTAGTGTAGGTATAATACGAGTAGGCGCTAACTCAAAAGTAGAGTTAAAGGAAAAGAAAGATAGAGTTGAAGATGCTATATACGCTACCAAAGCAGCGTTACAAGAAGGTATTGTACCAGGTGGTGGTGTTGCGTTATTAAATGCTAGTCAAAAGATTTTATCTGATGAAGCAGGTAGAGTACTACTTAATGCGCTATCGTCACCGTATGATACTATATTAGATAATGCTGGCATGAAGATAGGTGTAGATATGCAAGATGGTTATGGCTGCAATGTTGTAACAGGTGGCTTTGTTAATATGATTAACGAAGGTATTATTGATCCAGTGCTTGTAACTAAGTCTGCACTTAAAAATGCTGTGAGTGTTGCGTTAACTATTATGTCAGCTGATTGTGTAATTTCAAATATAAGAGTAGAAGATGCAAGCAGTTAACGATTACGTAATAGTTGATATAATAAAAGAAGGGCCAAAAAAAGTTGGTGGCCTTATATTAACTGATGAAACAGATGAAACAAACAGATATAAAAAAGCAAACATTATATCTGTAGGTAATGATGTACCTATTGTTAAAAAAGGTGATAGTGTTTATTACGATGCTGTTGCTGGACATGATATAGCTTATAACGATACTATGTATCGAGTTATACGTGCTAGAGATATAGTTATAGTAGAATAATTACTATTTAGTAAAAACGTGTGATTACTATTAAAGTAGATTATACGTAAACTATAAACCATAAACAATAAACTTAGAATCATAAATTAATTATAAACTTAAAAATATAAACAAATGGCAAAAAAATTTTTATACTTTGCAGAAGCTGATGTTGAAACAACAGATGAAGCTTTATTAGTACCTGTTTCTAGTTATAGAGGCTGTGATCCAGGTGGCACAACTACAACTTCTTTTTTCTTTGAAGATGTTCAAGGTGGTGCTGCTAGAGAAGTAATAACAATAACACATGACGCTAACAAAAACAAAGAAGTTATCGACGGTATGGTGCAGTTAATGAACTCTGGGCCACACTCAGACGGATTCATAGTTGCTGTTGACATGAATGTTGGTGGTGGTGATACCGCTACTATCGCAAAACCTTTACAAGGTCTTGGTATTACTACTTGTGCTATTACATAATCATTAATCTTAAAAATATATAGAAATGGAAAATTATTTATACTTTGCAGAACCTGGTGCTGCGTTTGCTACAACTGAAGCAGCTATGTATCCAGCTTCTAAATTTATTGGTGTATCACCAATCACAACAACAACAACTCGTATATACTTTGAAAGCCCTATAAATGACGTAGATGGAGGTGGTGGTGTTGGTGACTTTATTGAAGTTACTCATGCTAACACCACTAATGCTACTGGTGGTCATAGATGTAAGTTAATAGCTAAAGCTATGGCTCAAGCTGTAAATGCCGGACCTCATTCTTATGGTGGTGTTATAAATATTATTGATCAAAAAAATGATAAATATTTTGGAGAAATCGCTGATATAATCGGTGATGCTTCATTTGGTATCACTGTGAATCTTGATTCATAATAAATGCGATTAACTAGTCATGATTTACGTGACTTACAAATCCTTAAGTATTACAGGCTCGTTCGTAAATGGGCCTGTAAAACTTACGGGTTGACAGACGCCGATCTTGAGCTACTAATTTATTTAGACTGCAAAGGAAGATTTACGCGTCAAGAATTTATCGACGGTACATACACGATGAGTTGGGATAAAAACCGTTGGGAAAAATTAAGGAGGAATGGTTGGATAGAAACGTGGAGACATAGAAACAGAACAACCATCAAATACTCTGTATTCAAAACCTCCTTTAAGTGCTCACACTTGATAAGTAGAATATATCGTATACTTTTAGGAGAAGAGGATATACCTACTTCAGAATCAAATGTGTTTTTTAATAACAAATCATACACCGATAAGGTAATGAATAAGTCTATCGATGATATGATAAAAGATAATGAACGATGATAGGAAAATTTATAGGTGGCTTATTCGGCAAAGTAGTAGACAATGCAGAAGGAATACTTGACAAAGTTATTACAACAGACAAAGAGCGTGATGAAGCGAAGCTCGCTCTTAGACGTTTATTGCTCGAAGCCGAAACTGAAGCTTTCAACAAAGAAGTCGAAGACAGAAAGAGCGCACGTGATATGTATAAAGACGATGCTCTTATTCAAAAAGTACTTGCGACGTTATTTACAGCAGCGTACTTTGGATTAAGTTTTATGATGTTTAAGTTTTTTGTAATGAAAGACATAAACTTAGGTGAGTTTGAAATTAGTTTCATCTCAACAATATTTGGCGCTATGAGCGCTAAAGTTAATACGGTAGTCGATTTTTTCTTCGGCGGATCGTCAAAGAAAAATGAACAACAAAATAAAAAATAAATAAAATGGGAAAATACTATACAGTAACAGTTAAGCCTGTAATACCAGGTAATATGCAAGATAATGGCAATTTTCAAGACGATGACGTGTTGTTTGACTGGACGGCTTTTGATATACCAAGAGGAACAGCTTTATTAAAAACCTGCACTGCAATATTCAGAGGAGAAAATGGATTAAATCAAAGCGGGCCTACAGATCACCACGCACTACTCTTTGCTAAAGATTCAGACAAAGGCGTCGCGCCTTCTTCAATAGGTAATATACACTCTTCAGCTGCAGGCTTTGGATATTTTAATCATTTGATAGGTTCATTTATACTTTCAGGGCAACCTATAGACTCCTTAGATTATTTAGGTATGATTTCAGCTAGTGGTGGTTTAAGTGATGACACAACGCCTCTCGTATTAGAAGGTCAACCTGATTCTGGTACTAATGTAGGTTTTGATAGATTATATGTAGCAGGACTACACGGCGTAAGCACTATAAGTAATAATCAACTTAATTTTAGTACTAATGCTTTTACAACTGGGACTATTGCTACAGACGGTACGGTGCAGACAATAACGTTAGATAATTTAGCTGGGGGTACACCTAATAACCTCAAAAAGTTTGATGTAGGTGACGTTCTTACATTTTTCGGCGCTGATGCTACTATATTTACTCCACCTATCAAAAGCTTAACTAATGATACAATTACATTTGAAGAGCCTATAACTATAGAAGGCAATCCTACTATAGCAAATAACATAGAGGTATTTAACTTAAATCCAATTACTTTGATTTTTGGATTTGAAATATAATAAGTAAATAAAATAAAATTAAATAAAATTATGGGAAAAAAAGAAAAAGTCCTTGACCTTAAGCCTAAGGTTGAGAAGATATCAGATAAACATTTATCTGATCTACAAAAGGTAGTTAACACTATAAATGCAATACAATTTAATATAGGTAAAATAGAAAGTCAAAAGCACCATTTACTTCATAATTTAGATGAAGCTCAAAAGGGTATAAAGACTATGCAAGATATGTTAGTTAAAGAGTATGGCACGTATGATGTTAGTTTAGAGGACGGAACTATTAACTGGCCAAAAGATGAAAAATAATATTATAAGAAAAATAACTATAGGCAAAGACTACAAAAACGACTCAATGCATTATGCTGTTGATCAAGAAGTTTACGGTGGCCATAAAATATGCGATATAGTAGAGGAAGAAGATAAGTATTCTATTTATATTAGAAAAGAAAAGGTTGTAATACCTTGGAAAGACTTTAATAAAAACATGGCTATATCAGTAGAGTATAATTTAGAATATTAATGAATGCTGCTTACAAAGATTATATTATCAGCCCTATTGGTAATAGGTATAATAACAGTATACGAGTCGATAACAAAGAACTAATATTAAATACTGAAATATTTAATCATCAGTACGTAAATAGAAAAGCAAAGGTTATCGCTACTCCAATATTATTTCAATCACCTATTAACGTAGGTGATGAAGTAATAGTACATCATAATGTATTTAGAAGGTGGCATGATGTTAAAGGTAGAGAAAGAAATAGTAGATCTTATTGGAAAGATAATAAATATATAGTATCTGAAGATCAAATATTTTTATACAATAATAACACTATGCCAGGTTATAGTTTTGTTAAACCTATAAAATCAAATAATAAACTAACCAATGATACAGAACAACCTTTAGTTGGTATAATAAAGTATACAGACGGTGCTTTTGATATTAATGAACTAGTTGGATTTACACCTAACAGTGAGTATGAGTTTATTATAAACGGAGAAAGATTATATAGGGTTATGAATAAATTTATTACAATTAAATATGAATATCAAGGAAACGAAGAAGAATATAATCCAAGCTGGGCAAAAGGCAGTTGAAGAACTTATTAAAGTTGCTAAAGAACCTATAGTTGATAGTGACGATGATATATCAGCTGACAGATTAAAAAATGCAGCTGCCACAAAAAAATTAGCTATATTCGATGCTTTTGAAATACTTAATCGTATAAACGAGGAAGAAAATATGCTTGAAGGTAAAGTTGAAGAAAAGAAAGAAGTTAAGTTTAAAGGTTTTGCAGAAGGTAGGTCAAAATGAAATACGAACAAAGCTTATATAAAATAGTAGAGCCGATAAAGCTTAATACTATTAAAAGATTAAATAAAAGCAAAAAGTGGGAGTATGGATATAACAAAGACAACGACGTAGTTGTTATATCTAAAACAGGTATGATTGGTGACATTATAGAAATACAAGGCTTGCAAATAGCTTTACCTAAACAGCCGAGTAATATATATAGTCACAGTAAAGATAAAGCAGAACAAAAGTGGAAACAGTTTCCAGCTAATCCTGCTTTTAAAAAAATAAAAACCGTATTCGACTGGCAAGACTACCCAGATGATTTTAAACAAAATCATTACGAGTATATAGACGAAGAGTTTAAAAGAAGAGAAGAAGGTTTTTGGTTTATGAATAACGGTAAGCCAACTTACATTACAGGTACACATTATATGTATTTGCAATGGAGTAAAATAGACGTAGGCGCGCCTGATTATAGAGAAGCAAATAGATTATTCTATATATTTTGGGAAGCTTGTAAAGCTGATAGTAGAAGTTACGGTATGTGTTACTTAAAAAACAGACGATCAGGTTTTTCATTTATGAGTTCAGCTGAAACTGTTAATTTAGCAACACTTGCTAGTGATAGTAGATTTGGTATATTATCTAAAACTGGTGCTGACGCAAAGAAAATGTTTACAGATAAAGTAGTACCTATTAGTTTAAATTATCCTTTCTTCTTCAAGCCAATACAGGACGGTATGGACCGGCCAAAGTCCGAACTCGCATATAGAGTACCAGCTAAGAAGTTTACGCGTAAAAAAATACGTGAACGTGAAGAGATGGATGACGTTGAAGGTCTTGATACAACTATAGATTGGAAGAACACAGGCGACAACAGCTATGATGGTGAAAAGCTTTCATTACTAGTCCATGATGAAAGTGGTAAATGGGAAAGGCCTGATAACATAAGAAACAACTGGAGAGTTACAAAAACTTGTTTACGATTAGGTAGTAGAGTTGTAGGTAAATGTATGATGGGTAGTACTAGCAACTCGCTTGACAAAGGTGGTGATAATTTTAAAGACTTGTATAATAATTCTGACGTAACAAAACGTAATCGCAACGGACAAACTAAATCAGGTTTATATTCTTTATTTATACCAATGGAGTGGAATTATGAAGGCTTTATAGATCAGTATGGTCAACCTGTATTTAACACGCCTAGCAAACCAGCTATTGATCCTCAAGGCATGGAAATAGATTATGGTGTTATAAATCATTGGGAAAATGAAGCTGAGGGTTTAAAAGACGACCAAGATGCTTTAAATGAATTTTATCGTCAGTTTCCTAGAACTGAAGAGCACGCGTTTAGAGATGAAACAAAAAATAGTTTATTTAATCTTATAAAAATATATGAACAAATAGACTACAATGAAGGCAATAGAAACTCTTCAGTAATAACCACTGGCAACTTCCAATGGTTGAATGGTAAAAAAGATACTATGGTAACTTTTAATCCTGACCCTAATGGTAGATTTAAAATAAGTTGGGTGCCAAGTGGTAAATTGCAAAATAACGTTATATTAAAAAATGGAGTAAAATATCCAGGTAACGAACATATGGGAGCGTTTGGCTGTGACTCGTACGATATATCTGGAACTGTAGATAACAAAGGATCTAAAGGCGCTTTGCATGGTTTAACAAAGTTTTCAATGGAAGATGCGCCAGCTAACACTTTCTTTTTAGAATATATAGCTAGACCACAAACAGCTGAAATATTTTTTGAAGATGTTTTAATGGCTTTAGTATTTTATGGTATGCCAATACTTGCAGAGAACAATAAACCAAGATTGCTATACTATTTACGTAGAAGGGGTTATAGAGGTTTTAGTATGAACAGGCCTGATAAAGTTTGGAATAAACTATCGATTGCAGAAAAAGAAGTTGGTGGAATACCTAACTCTAGTGAAGACATAAAGCAAGCTCATGCGGCTGCTATTGAAATGTACATAAACGATCATGTTGGTTTGTTACAAGACGGAACTTATGGCACAATGTATTTCAATGAAACATTAAATGATTGGTCTAAGTTTGATATAAATAGAAGAACAAAGCATGATGCCTCTATAAGTACTGGCTTAGCTATAATGGCTTGCAACAGACATTTATACCGACCTAACCCTAAACAAAAACGACAACCATTAAATATAAGTATATCAAAATATAATAATACTGGATTTTCATCTAAGATAATTAATAATAAAATATGAGACAAGAACACTCTATACATTTTCCGTCACAAGCGGTTAGCGATTTAGAAAAGTTAAGTGAAGATTATGGATTAAAAGTAGCAAGAGCTATAAGGCATGAATGGTTCTCTGGAACGACGTCTAAATACAATAGTCACAAAAATAACTTTCACACATTAAGACTATATGCTAGAGGTGAGCAGCCAATACAAAAATATAAAAATGAATTATCTATTAATGGTGATTTATCTTATTTAAACTTAGACTGGAAGCCAGTGCCTATTATACCTAAGTTTGTTGATATTGTAGTTAATGGTATGGCAGAAAGAAACTATCAAATAAACTGTTTTTCTCAAGACCAGTATGGAGTTAGTAAGCGTACAGAGTATATGGAGTCTATGCTTAGAGATATCAGAGCTAAAAACTTTGATGCTATAGTTCAACAGCAGTATGATATAGATATGAGAGAAAATGAAGGAGAAGATCTTCCAGATACAGAAGAAGAATTATCTTTACACATGCAGCTTAACTATAAACAAGCTGTAGAGTTAGCTGAAGAACAAGCTTTAAATGTCTTATTAGAAGAAAGTGATTATGACCTAATAAGACGTAGAGTTCTTTATGACTTAACAGTTTTAGGTATGGGCGCTACTAAAACTACTTTTGATTTTAGTAATGGAGCTAGAACAGAGTATGTAGATCCTGCAGATTTAGTATATTCTCATACAGAGTCTCCATACTTTGAAGATGTTTACTATGTTGGCGAAGTAAAAGAAATACCAATTAACGAATTAGTTAAGCAATTTCCAGATCTTTCAGAAAAAGAAATTAAAGATATAGTAGATAAGTACTCTTATCCATTAGATTACGTAACCCATAAAGATAAAAACAAAGTTCAAGTTTTATATTTTAATTATAAAACTCATATGAACAACGTTTATAAGTTAAAAAAACTAGCTAGTGGTGGTGAAAAAATAATAGAAAAAGATGACACGTTTAACCCTCCTGTGGAAAGTATGGATGGTAACTTTGAAAGATTAGAAAGAGTAGTTGAAACTTTGTATGAAGGCGTTTATATTATAGGTTCAGATAAAATATTAAAATGGAAGATGGCTGACAACATGATGCGTACAGACTCTGATTTTAGTAAAGTTAAAATGAATTACCAATTAGTAGCGCCTAGAATATACGAAGGTAGAATAGAAAGTTTAGTTGGTAGAATAACTAGCTTTGCAGACATGATACAGCTAACACATTTAAAGCTACAACAAGTGATGGCTCGTATGGTACCAGACGGTGTTTACTTAGATGCAGATGGTTTAGCAGAAGTTGATTTAGGTAATGGAACAAACTATAATCCACAAGAGGCTTTAAACATGTTCTTTCAAACTGGTAGTGTTATAGGTAGAAGCTTTACAGCAGATGGTGATGGTAACCCCGGTAAAGTGCCAATACAACAAATAAACAACGGCGTTAATAGTGGTAAGATACAAAGTTTAATATCTACATACAACTACTATTTACAAATGATTAGAGATGTAACTGGATTAAACGAAGCTAGAGACGCTAGCACTCCAGCTAGAGATGCTTTAGTTGGTGTACAAAAGTTAGCAGCGGCAAACTCTAACACAGCAACAAGGCACATACTTCAATCAATGATTTACATAACGGCTGAAGTAGCAGAGTGTTTATCTTTACGTATAGCTGATATAATAGAGTACTCACCTACTAAAGAAGCTTTTATAAGAGCGGTAGGTGCTCACAACGTTGCTACGTTAGATGAAATGAAAAACTTACATTTATACGACTTTGGTATATTTATAGAGCTAATGCCTGATGATGAAGAAAAGCAAATGCTTGAAAATAATATTCAAGTATCTTTACAACAAGGTTCTATAGATTTAGATGATGCTATTGATTTACGTAACATAAGAAATGTAAAGCTTGCTAATCAAATGTTAAAAGTAAAAAGAAAAAAGAAACAAGAAAGAGATCAGCAAATGCAACAACAAAACATACAAGCTCAGTCGCAAGCTAATGCACAAGCACAGCAAGTTGCCGCGCAAGCTGAGATGCAAAAAAATCAAGCCAAAGCTCAAGCCGATGTTCAAGTAGAGCAAGCAAGGTCTCAATTTAAAACTCAATATTTGCAAGCAGAAGTTGAAGCTAAAAAACAACTAATGGCGTATGAGTTTGAGTTAGACTCTAAGTTACAAATGATGAAACAAGAATCAATGAACAAAATAGAATCTAAAAGAGAAAAAAGAAGAGACGATAGAGTAGATCAACAAGCAATGCATCAAAAAGAAATGATTGATAAAAGAAGTGGGGTAAGTTCACTTAAAAACTTTGAGTCATCAGGTAATGATACTATAACGGGAGGTGCAGGTATGTAATCTCTTATTTTTTAATATTTTATAAAATTTTATTATGACAGAAGAAAACAAAGAAGTTATCGAAGAGGTAGCTGAAGAACAAAATGAACAACCTATTGAAGAGGCTGTTGAAGAAGTTATAGATGAAACAAAATTTGATAGCGCTGGAGATCCAGATGTTATTAAAATAGATTTAGATGCTATAAACAACCAACCGCAAGAACAAGAAGTTGTAGAAGAAAAAGATAATAACGTAGAGCAAGTTGTAGAAGAAGTGACCGAGCAACCAGTAATGGAAGAAGTTACTGAAGAAGAAAAGGTAGAAGAAGTTGCAGAGGCTGTTGAAGAAGCTGTTGAAGAAGCTGTTGCTACAGGAAAGCCTTTACCAGAAAATATACAAAAGCTTGTAGATTTTATGGACGAGACTGGTGGTGATATACAAGACTATGTTAATTTAAACAGAGATATTTCAAGTATGGACGACTCTGATATATTAGATGAGTACTACAGAAGTAAAAAATCTCATCTAACAGCGGAAGAACGTAATTTTTTATTAGAAGAAAAGTTTGGTATTGATGAAGAGATAGATGATGAAAAAGCTATACGTAGTAAAAAAATAGCCCTCAAAGAGCAAGTTGCCGAGGCTAAAGCCTATTTAGACGGGCAAAAGTCTAAGTATTATGAAGATATTAAAGCTGGGTCAAAGTTGACTCAAGAACAACAAGATGCTATTAATTTCTATCATAAGTATAATAAAGATCAAGAAAGTCAGAAAAAGTTATCTGAAAAAAGCAAGAGAACATTTTTAAATAAAACTGATAGTTTCTTTGGACAAAACTTCAAAGGTTTTGAATATAATGTCGGAGATAAAAAATATAGGTTTAATGTTAAAGATGTTGATAAAGTAAAGAAAACTCAGGTTGATATCAATAATTTTGTTAACAAGTTTGTTGGCGATGATAAATCAACTATTGAAGATGCTGCGGGTTATCATAAATCTTTATACACAGCCATGAACGCAGATGCTATTGCTAAGCATTTTTACGAGCAAGGTAAAGCAGATGCTATCAAAGGTCAAGTTGCTAAAGATAAAAACATTAATCTAGATCCTAGAAAAACGCACGGCGAAACAAATGTTGGGGGTGTTAAGTATAAGGTTTTGGGTCAATCTTCTTCTGAAATTAAAAATAGATCTTTTAAAATTAGAAAACGAAAATAATTAATAATTTAAAAAGAATATATTATGGCAATTACTAATGGACCTAGTTTGAATAGCGTACCTGCTGCACAAAAGCAGTTGCTATCATCTAACTATCTGGACTTAAATAGTACAGCTGGTTGGGGTCAACAATATTTACCTGATCTAATGGAGAAAGAAGCTGAAGTGTTCGGACCACGAACTATCTCAGGCTTCTTAAACAAAGTTGGAGCAGAAGAGTCTATGACTGCAGATCAAGTTATTTGGTCAGAGCAAGGTAGGCTACATTTATCTTATAAAGGAAGATTAACCGCAGAAGATACTTTTAGAATCCAAGCTGATATTGATGAGGCTTCAAGCGTTCTCGCAGGTCTTGATACAGCTCACGGTGTTAGAAAGTTTGATACAGTTATAGTATCTAATGTTAATGGAATCGTTAAAGCAATGGTTACAGATGTAACTGGTGACGGTGATATATTAACGTTAAAAACTTATGATGGTTCAGCTATAGCTGCGCTTGATACTGACTTAACAACAACTATATTAGTTTATGGTTCTGAGTTTGCTAAAGGAACTGGCTACAATGCTGTCGGTACTTTGATAGAATCTAGAAACGCTCATGAGCCTCAGT